AGAGTAGATCCTAGAGTAGGAGCAGAGTTAACACCAGATGCACCAAAGATGTCGGTAAGAAGAAGTGCATTGTCATAAACAACACTAATCGTTCCACGGAACGCTGTTGATCCATACGTACCAACGTATACTTCATCTCCCACATTAAATGCAGTAGAATTTTTAGAGTGTATCTCTACATATGCCTTCCATGCTTGCGGACGACCTACAAAGAAGTACATTCTTGTTCTTTCCGCAGAGGTGGCGTTAGGGCCTTCACTCAGGGATTCTAGGAACTGTTTCGCGTTGAATATCCTAAATTTATCAGAAATAATAGCAGCCATTTAATTTACCGACGTGTTTTGTGCCAAAGTTATTTATATTTATACAGATTATGTGGGTTCAAACGGGATAATATCCTCTCCTGCATTAATAGAGTCAGGCCCAGAGAAGAGAGTGCATCCCTCAAAGGTTGTTGCAGTCTTACTTGTGTATTGAATTACAGTACCACCAGATGTAAATATGTATCCAGCAGCAGGGAAGTTGTCAGTCATTGCTACAACTATAGGACCACCAATAGTACCAGTCGATTGAGATACTGCAACAGGATTTTGAATAGATCCATTTACAATTCTCCAGTACTGGCCAGCAAGTGTCCACGCGGACATTCCTCTCATCTCAAAGTCTTGGATACCCAATGATGGATAATGTATATCCAATTCTTGTAATGTTGTACCAGATACATTAGTGAATCCAACATCCCATCCAGAGATATCAAAATGATTCAATGTATTACCAACATTAGTAACAATATAGTCACCAATATAGTCTTGTGTCTGGCCAAATACTAAGTTAGTAACATCAACTATTCCACCACCTCTTTGTACAACATCATAATCATCTGTAATATCTACAGATCCTGTATGAACAGTACTAGTTGCAATTCCTCTTGTAGGAACTGGATCATTGATGAATGCTTCTTCAACATATTGATCAATAGCACCAGAAGCAGGTGGTGTTAATACAACTTCTGTTTGTGTTGTACCAGGACTTGCAATTGATTGAGTAATAGTGATCTCTGATAGTACATTTGTACTAATTGATACATCAAGTATCAAATCAGTCGTAGTAGTCTCAGAAGTAGACTCAATCTTAGCAACTCCAGCAGGTGCAACAGATATACGTTCTGGAACTTGACGTAAGAATGTTCCAGCAGCCCAGAACTTAGCAGTCGTATCTTCTTGGCCTCTTTGAACCATATAGAAACGATCAGTCAACTTACGATAGTAACGAACTACCTCATCACCAATTAATAGATATCCACTATTAGAGAATTTCCATGTATCTGGAATGTATATTACTTCATCAGCAATATCAGTATCAACGTTAGTATAAGCACCAACCTGATAGTAATTAATATTATCTAATGAAGTATTATCAATATCAACAGTGAAGGAAGAAGTTATTTGCTTACTTACTGTTTGAATAGAGTTAAGAGATACAATATCCTGAATTGCAACATTAACAACAGATGCTGCATCACCAGAACCAGTTGTACCCTGAGACTCAATACTTACAGGTGGAAGTTCAATATAAACAACATTTCCAGCACCAGGTTGTTCTTGTCCAGCTGGCATATCAAATCCAGCCTGTCCTTCTGCAACATTAGATGTACCAGTTTGAATCTCTGCTTCAATATCAGGTATTACATTATCAGGACTTCTGAATAGTGTACTTGTAAATGTATCAATATTCTGAACCTGAGTACCAAGAATAGTAATATGTGCAGAAGATGTCTGAGTTTGAGAAACATCAACTTTAGTAACACCAATCCTTTGTGTAATAACAACACCAATATCTCTTTCAGCTAAGATGTCATATCTTCTTGCAACCACTACCTGTGGTGCTTCTGTATAACCAGAACCACCATCAAGAAGATCAACACTAATAACTTGTCCTTTACTTACTAGAACAGTTGCTCTAGCACCACCACCATTACCATTCTTAGGAATGAAATGTAGTATGGGTGGTGTTTCATACTGATATGCAGTTGGTTGAGTTAGAGGATCATAACTACGTTGATTCCATTCTAACTTAGTAACAGATCCATTCTCAATAGTGGCCACTACTGAGAGTCCTTCACCTCTTGTAGTACCATTATATCTCTCAACTTCAACTTGACCAAAGTGTGATGTAGAAACTGGTTCACCAGCTCTCTGTTCTTTACTGGTTGTATTTCCAGGAAGTTTCTTAATTGCTCTGAATCCTTCCTCACCTTCAATTCTAATCTTATCTAAGTTAGAAATACCTATAAATGGTTGTCTATAATTCTTACCTAATAAAGTACCAGACCATATAGAGTTCAAATCTGATAGAACTGCTCTACCATCAACATCTGCTTCATATACTACACCTGAACCAGATGAAGCAAGAGTAACAGATGTATTAATATGATACTTTCCACCTACAGCAAATATAACAGGTAATGTTTGATCAATTTCTGCTTTTGGTCCTGTTGCTGTAAACCTGACCATATCATTAAGTCTAAAGAAATTAGAAGCAATACCAATAATTTTCTTTATTCCACCTACCTCTTGGTAAGCATGTACTGGTAATCCAATTGAATCTCCCATCCAACGGAATTTAAGAAGATCATCTGCTCCAGCAGTAGTTTCTAATGTTACAACACCTTTAGCATAGTAACTATCAGGGTTGAAATCATATATGTTTAATACTTGACCGACATTTCTACCATATAGGTATCTCATGTCAATTTTTGTTGCACTATTGATAGGAACATTAAAGTATATGTTAGGCCCAGCAACAGTATAACTATATCCCTCTCTTTGTAATATTCCATCAACAAATACATAGAGGAATTCTTTCTGTTCAATTGTTTGAACAGTCATATCCTCAACATCTAAAATAAGGAAAGGACCAGACTTAACATTATCAACTAAGTTATAGTCAATAGTTAAACGTTTGTAGTTAGCAACACCAATACCACTAACTTTCTCAATAGCAGTTACTTCACCTAAAGTTTTTGCTCCAAGATCCTGATCACATATAGGAGCAACATCAAATATTATTTGGTTTGGTATTACAGATCTATTGATATAATAAGCATCTGCACCAGGATAAGTCTCAGTATACTTAGGTCTTTGTAATACTGCATTAATAGTAAGGAATAGATCCTCATCTACTTCAGTATCTACTGGTGTACTGTCATCCCAATATAATTCAAATATATTATTCTCACCATCAATAAAGTCTGGAAGAGATCTAGTAGTAGAAACTTCATTAATTAAAGTATTAACATTAGCATATAAAGAATCAACAGCAGATATAACATTGTCACATTCTTGTGCTGTTAATTGAGAATCAGCAATGATATTATAGTTACTATATGTTAACTTAGTAGTCCAATTACCAGACTTATTAATATTATCTTTTACAACCTCTATAATACCTGGCCCTTTAACAATAATCTCCTTAAAGGACTCAATCATTGTATCTACAGAAGATATTACTTCAACACATGCTGGATTATTGGTATCAAATGCAATACTACCATCTGTTACAGGTACAATAGCAGTATAAGTTCCTGTTGGAAGATTATTCCTTACAGTAAGAGTAATTTTATCTTTTAATGTATCCCATGCTTCAATAGCAGCAAGTCTTTCATCAGAAGTTCTATTAAGACTTGTTAACTCTTGTCCACCAGGATATGTGCTAACTGTCCAATAACGTCTTGCATAATCAACAATCTTTTCATTACCACCAAATTTTAAATGATAGGTAATAGCATCTATCAAAAGACCAATATCTCTAGAACATTTTGCTTTATCACTTGTTTGAAGACTAGTGTAAGTAGCATAGATGTATTCACTGATCTCTTCTTGAAGATATGCTTTATTAGAAGTAATTAGATTTGACGCATCTACATATTGACCATTATTAACAGCACTAAGAGTAAATGTTGCTATCTCTCCACCTACTGTAGCAGGTGCTACTGCAAATGACTGTCCTTGAGGAACTGATAATGTTTGACCTTGAGGAACCTGTATTGTATTAGTACCAGAAGTACCAGATTGACTACCAGATAATTGACTTGTTCCAACAGCAACACCAGTACCAGAAGTTAATAATGCATTGTTAGATAATGTTATTTTAGTAGCACTATCAATAGATAATATCTTAGTATTTGCAGGGAATGCTCTACCAGCACTGATATACATTCCAACAGCAAGATTATTAGTATCTCCAACTGTAACTTCAGCAGATCCTAATGCATAATCTACACTAGTTTGATAATCCCAATTTCTAATAGCAAGACCTACTAAATTAGTAGCATATCTAAAGATATCAAGAGATTCAGTTTTATTAGATGTAATGTAATCATAGTCACTGCCTTGATTAAAGAGATTTACATAATCATAAGTTTTAACATTTCCACCAAATCTTAAATCATGTTCATAACCATCTATAATATATCCAATATCTCTTTGATAATCATCTAACTTTGTACTCCAATCAAGTGAAGCATACTTAGACTTACCATAACCTACTGCTTCTGCAACTATAAATTCTCTATTCCTTTCAACCTGATTAGCAGCATCTAACCATCTACCACCACGTTCAAATATATTTCTTATCTTCTTAAGATATTTTGTATTATACTGATTATCTACAAAGTAGAAAGTTCTACCATAGAAAGTAACTCCATTATATGCAGATCCTGCTTTTGTACCAGGACCAAGTGGAGGTTGTGCAAATACTATATTATCACCAGATACTGTATATGCTTTTTCTGGTTCTTGAAGAACACCATCTAATGTAACAATTAGACTCTTAGCATTAACTGGTGTAAATGGAGTACCATTTTGATCTAATACTTGGAATGACTTTGTACCAATTAGTTGACCGTCATTATTGTAAGTTCCATCAAATGCTCCATTAAGAGTAAATGTAAATGCACGAGTATTATTAAAGTTAAATTCAGAATTAGAAGCAGAACCAGATCCCTTACGAATTCTCTGACTTTCTACCTTCTGAGTTGTTACTGTTACTATTCTCTTAGTACTTTCAACTGTTATCTTATTCTTTTCTGGATCCCAAAGTTGAACAATAGTGAAATGAGCATCTTTTGGTTGTGATACAGGCATTGGTATTGCTGCATCACTTTCAATATCAACTTGTCCAAATAACTTAAATCCAGCAGGGTGTGTAGTAGACTTAATTAAGTCTCTCCACTGTTCTATTGAAGTCTTAGACTTAACAACATATGAATAATCCTGATAGAAATTACTATCAATAAGTTTCTGATTAGAAACACCTAATTTACCTTTATCAGACTTATAGTATCCTAGATTATCATAAAAACTTGTTATAGATTCATCGAAAGTAGTTACGAATACTGAAGTAATAGTTCCAGTGGCCTTAGATGTTATTCCTTCTATAGAATTGTTCTGTCTAAAGATACCAGTTATATTCTCTACTTTAAGAAGATTAGATCTCCATTCTGAAACTACTGCTCTTGCAACTTCATTTCCACCAATCTTCTGAATTAATGTTTCTCCTTTCTTAAAGGTTCCATTAAAGTTCTTAAGAACAAAAATACTCTTAGATGTAAACTTAGATGCTACAGTTTTATCTAAATGGAATGCTCCACCATTCTTAGTAATAGAAACACTCTGAGGAACACCAATAGATGAACTATTAACATAAGCATCTAAATCAGATTCTACTATTTCAATCTCAGGAGCAAAAGTATATCCTACACCAGGATAATCTACAGTGATAGAAAATATAGAACCATCTCTAACTACAACATTAAATGTAGCATCTACACCATCACCATTAGTAATTACTATTTTGGGATTGATGTAATTAGATCCTTTATCACTAACATTAACACCTGTAATAGTATTAGTAGTTGTATCAAATAATACAGTTGCTTTTGCTTTAAATTCTGAATTAGGATCACATCCTTCTATAATAGGAATTTTCTTATAATTAAGTCCTAGATTTATAATTTTAAATGAATCAATCTCACCAATAGCGAATTGGCCAGTTGTAGTATATGTTATTGTTCCCGACCCGTCCCAGAGAGGAGGATCGCCAACCAAATCATATACAAAGCGATTGCTAGTAACATAGTTTACCTTCCTGACTCCTTGTAATGGGTCATCTACAATTTTTAAATATTTTCCTTCTGAATTTACAATACCATTTTTATCAAAGTAATAGTAATTTGCAAAATCAGTTCCTATCTTCTTATCGTAATTATTTGTTGCTAACCTAGATCCAAATCCAAACTTAACATCTGTATATGCTCCAAAGTTACCAGGAAGAACTGGAGAAGCAATCTTCTCAACAGTAATTAGATTATAACTCTTACTTGGACTAATATCAAAGTAAGTCCCAACGAGACTAGAATGAGACGTATCAAATCTATACTTGTAATACTCTTGTATATCAATATTGATGTTTGGTACATATGTACTATCATCTTCTGAGAATTCAAATTTGTACTCGACTGGTTCTATAGAAGATACTGATACTGTTCTTCTAGGAAGACTAAAATCAAAGAAAGTTGAATTAATAGTTACATCTTGAGCATTTGACTTCTCAATAGCATAATCAAATATAACACCTACTTGTTGAGTAGTAGGATCATATGACTGAATATATCCAGTACCTGCACCAGTAAAGATTTGATAGTTACTAGGGAAATTATATTGTGGTTTATAAAGTATTACTTCTTGATTATTGAAATGATCAGCATCAACTGTATCTTCTTGGCCTCTATCAACATTCAATGAATCAGTTGTTATAGAAACAACCTTTAATACTTCATCACCAACTTTTACTAAATCATTCTTGCAGAACCCAGTGACATCCTTGATTTTCAGAGATGTCTGTCCAGCAGCAAATCCTACATGATCAACATATATTGTTAATCTCTGACTACTTAATGATCCACCAGATCTTACAAGACTCTCATCTGCAACACTTAGATAATCTCCTTTTCTATAATCAGATCCACTATCTTGAATTGTAACATTTGATACAATACCAGCATTAGAGACTGTAATACTAGCAGTAGCACCAGTACCAGTACCACCAGTTAAAGGAACATTATTATAAGTGTTAGCAGTATAATCTGCACCACCATTTAATATTTGGAATCTTCCAATTCCAGTATCATCAATAGTACTCTTATTGGATGGTGCTTTAAGAACTATATTTTGATAAAGACGTTTTCTTACATACCATGTCTTAAGTTTTGTAGCATCATCTGGAATAATATCAACAGTTACTTCATCACCAATACCTAGGCCATGACTAGATGCTGTCTCTACAAGAGCAACACTTTGATTAACAATAAATGGTTCTAAATTATCACTTAAAGAAGTTAAAGTAATAATTCTAGATCCTGATGTATTAAAAAGATTAGAAGATTGTAAGAAATAGGTATCATCAACAATCCATGTTCCTGTAAGAACTTTAATCTTTAATGTATTTTGCTGAGTAGTACCTTCTAAAATTTCAGCAGTAGCAATGGGTGCATTAATACCATCAGTAAGACTTAATGTAGCACCTTCTGTATAAGAACTGTCTTGATCAATTATTAAAGAGAAGGTCTTAATATCAGCAGAGAATGTTCCTGTAGTATCAAATGTTCCATTAACATTCTTAAGAACGATAACATTATCGCTTGCAACATTTCCTACTATCTCACCATAAGCACTAGAAGATGGTTGTCTTAATGTATCATTAGCAAACAAATATGCAGTCTGAATTGTTGTTAATTTAACAACCTTATTTTCCTTAGATTGTAGATAACTAACATCTTTACCTTTAACAGAGGATACTATAGATTCTGCTTCTGATCCTTCTGTTCCTCTATTATCGAAATAAACTTGTGAATTAACTGAGAAGTTAGCAGATGATCTATCTACAGAGATAGAATCTACTGTTCCAGATTTAACTTCTGATATTGTAGCAATAACTCCTTCGCCATTTCTAGGCATACCAGCAGTATAAAGTCTCTTAGCATCTTTAGGAATATCATCCTGAGTGATATCAGAGTTGTAATTACTATCTACTGGTAATGAATAGAAGTTCTCACCTATGATATATGGATATTGCGGTATTTGATTGCTATCAATAGTAAGGAAATAAGCATAAGTTCCTTCTGGAAAGTCTGGGGTAATACAAAATCTTCCATTGTTTTGATCTAGAGTTCCACTTTTATGATTGTAGACAAAATCATTAGTGAATGATCCTAGAGGCCATTGTCCCTCATCAGGTCCAGCAGTACGTTGACCAACTATAGAATAACTAGAAGCCATCCTAATAATAGATGATGTTGCATCTAGTGGATCTTCATATCCAAATGCACCATATATGGGGTTACCATCATAAGCAAAACCTATGATAGGTGAGTGTGTCTTAGTTGCTGGTTCAGTACCTGCACCATTTAAGTTGTCATTTAAGGCCACCCTAAGTGATTTGGGGTTACCTACATGAGCATATCCATAATCAAGAACATTATTGAAGTTTTGGAAAACATAACCATTATCAGTATCTAAGGAAAGTTTAGTAAACCTATTCTTATTCCACTCTTTCAATAAAGGAATACCAGTAGCACCTTCACCAACAGGTATAATATCTACAACAACTGTATTTTGATTATAGAAATTACCCTCATCAATCTTTTCAAAATCTGTTATCTTACCATCTGTAAGAAGAGCCTTGTATTCAGCGAACCTTCCTCTACCAGCATTATCTCTAATTCTAACAGTTGGTGGAGAAGAATAGTATTCACCAGCATTATCAATAACAAGACTGGTTACTTTAGCACCAGTAACGATAGCACGAACTTCTGCTCTTCTACCAGAGGTAATTAATATCTCTGGTGTGGTTGGGAATGTATCAGTTGTGTCTACAATAATACTTTCAACTACATTTCCAGAAAGGACTGCTCTTGCCTTATCTCTAACACCATCTACAAGAACATATGGTGGACTAGCATATCCCCTTCCTTGAGTGTTAACTTTAATTTCTTCTAGTTTACCGTAACGTATGCTTTCTTCATCCTTGAAACCGTAGGCCAGGACACCGTTTAGAAGGACTCCAATATCACGTTTTGGAGTTGGATAAACTTCTGTTGTTCTAGTTGCTTGTTTCCTAATAATACGAAGCAACTTCTGATCTTGTACTGGTTCACTTATAGTAGGACCATCTAATATCTTATATGATGGAAAACCAGAACTTGAAACATAATAATATTGCTCATCTTCAAATAATGCGGATACATCAGTAGATACTTGATCTAAAGCAGTCTCTACATTGGTATTTGTTGGTGCATCTACAGAATTACCTACCTGTCCTAATACCCACCTAGGCTGGTTTGTACCAGTCTTAACAATTTTAGGATCAGTTGTCTCGAATCCTGGGTTAGAGACCTGTATCTGGTCTCCTACAGCAGAGTGTGGGTGTGAATCTTGTGGAGAGAGATTATAGACTACACCTAGAGTCAATAAAGATGCATTAGTACCTTCAATGATTACTGGTTTATAAACTGAAGTACCAGATGCATGTGTAGTAGGTACACTACCTCTCTTTTCAATTATAAACTGTGTAGCAGTCTTATTATCAAATTTTATTTTCTCATCAGCAATAAGAATCTCACCAGTTGGTTCCCATCCAATAGTAGAGAAAACATCTATTCTCTTTCCTACACCATCTGTACTAGGAAGATTTCTCTCTAAACGAGTCTTAGTTGAGACTGCAAAGAATCCATTAACTGTCTCAGGAGCAAGTACAATATTCCATATTGATTCTCCATCAGCAGTATTATCTGGATAAACATTATCTACAGTAGCATCAGCATATCCATATTCATCAGTAACAGACTGTACTATCTTCTTACCAATTAATAACTTAGGATCTCCTGATATAACTTTACATTTAAGAGCATAAACACTGATCCAATCAGCATTAGATACTTTATATGTGTAATCTCTTGGTTTGTATACCTCTGGTTTTGTATCATTATTAACCAGAGTATTGAAAACAAATTCAATAGAACTATTAGTTCCTTTGGCCTTATAGAATTTACTGATATTCTTAATCAGTGTTCTCTTATCAACTTCACCTTTAAGATACTTCTCAGGGAAAGAACCTAGATACTGACTCTCAAAATTTCTAACTAAGGCATATAGAAATAGATTACTTACATTATATACTGTCTCACCTGAATTATGAGGTGCAGCAGTGGTGCTAGAATAGGTTGAAGTATTGTATAGGTCACCAAGGGTAGTATTTCCACTAACGCCTCTTACACACTCTCTCAGCTCGGTATCAGTACGTGTACCATAGAATATAATTTCATCACCAATTCTTACGTAACCATTTGCCTGTGGAAAACTCGACGCATCTTGTAGTACAATTGTATCAGCAGTAGCAGAAATATAAACGTCCAAGCTATCAAACTGTCTAAGAATATTTTGCTCATAATAATCAATATTGGAATAAGTTTGTAAATTGCTGGCAATATCCAAGGGGCCACCTTGAACTTCCTGACCTTCATAGTATTTCTGAACAAACTTGTGGAAAAGTGGGTATTCAGATACTATAAACTCAGGTAGTTGCGACTCAATAAGAGTGCTAATTCTTTTAGTCTTTACTGCCATTACTCTTTATACGCAACGAAGCTGGAATTTGCAATGTCAACATCAAGATACATCTCTCGAAGTGCCTTGACATCATTAGATAGTGGTTTCACTCTAAGTGAAATACGATTGTCGAAGAAACTACCTTTAATAATAGTTAAGTCGTATAACTTTAGTTCACCTTTGACATAATCAATATCACCAACTTCCTTGTCCAGGACAACCTTCTCACCAGTTGAGGAATCTATTCTATATAGGACAATCTTCTCATCTCTGTCTTCTAAGTAGACATCAAAAGTAGGATATTCTGTTACTCTAAATCCTGTTGATGAGAGAACAGGACTATCACAATCCTTATCAAATGCATTCTGATAACAAACTTCATAGAAGAAAGTAGAATTTAATTGAGGATAGAAGTCTCTCCTCATAGTAATTGATGTTAAATTAGAATTAATACTCGGATCTGCCTCATCAATTACAGCAGTAAACTTACTATATCTAAATTTACCCTTAAATTTCTCTGTACCACTAGTATTAGTATATGTTTTTACTGCACCAATGGCCACATCTCGTATTTCAGCAGGAGGAGAATCTGTTTTTGACCCACTATAATAGATCTCACTGGTCAATTCTACATGTAAAACAGCAGGATCAACGATAACTGGCTCAACAGAAGCAACAACATACTTCTTTAACTCCTCAACAATCTGATTTTTAGTCAAAGATGTTAAATATGAAGCATCAGTTGGCTTTAAAACAACAAAAACTTTACCATAATCAGGTGGATCTTGGTCTTCTCCACCAAAAATTATGATATCGCTAGTAGCAGGATAGATATTTCTTACGATTGCACCATAATCTTCAGCAGTTACAGCACGATCTTGAGTACCAAACGTCTTAGGTGCATTAAATTTGATCTTTTGTGTGCTTTCTTGCTCTTCTCCACCAGCAGCAGGAACAGAATTGTTGATTGTTACGTTATATGAATTAGGAGTAAGACCACTTCCATTAACTAAAACACCATTAAACACAAAAGATTTGACTCCATTGGACTCAGAACCAGATGTTGTGATGTAAGTTACACGAATTTGAGCATTATTTTCTAATTTTTTACCTAAAACACCATCTCCAAATATCAATTCATACCTATCATCAGCAATTTCTTCTAAAAAGAAGACTTTTGATGTGCTATCTACACCTAAAATATTGTCTGCCTTCAAATATGGCTCGTTAAATGACCCTCCAGTAGGATAAACTTGGACTGATATTGTATTTGTATCAATATCTGGGTTGTTTAAAATGAATTTTTGTGATTTTTGTGCTGTCTGAACAGTAAATGTCTGTGATACTTGGGTTCCTTCTCTTAAAGGAACGTTAGTGAAGACGGCCTGATTGTTTGCAACTGCTGCTTTTACACCGTTTTCCACAACATATTGATAAACATTGTTATCATAGGTAGTAAAAAACCCAGTTCCACCTTTTAAGTTTAGTTCTGTATCGGTAGTAGGATTGTTATAGTCAACTGTAAAGTCAATATATGCAGTAGGAGATGTTTTTGACTTAGGTGTATATCCTAACTGCTTCGCAATTGCTACTACATTGTCTCTCAGAGACGCGGAATCAATGAATAATTCATTGACTACCATGTTTGTGTTGAACGCAGTATAGTACGTATTATAAGCAAGTACGTCTATTAAGTTAGATATAGCAGAACCTTCAAAATCATAGTCAGTAAAATCCGACTGCGACTTTAAATAGTCCTTCAGCGTAGTTTTGATCTGCTCAAAATCTAAATTAGCAACTTGAGTATAAGGCATTTATCGAGTACGTTCTAAGAAGAAACCTGCCTGTTGTTGTCTATCTTCTCGTCCTATAATTCTATAGAAAAGTTCTACCTCATATCCATTAGTATTGAAGTCTGGTTCGCATCGAACATCCTCTACAATTACTCGTGGTTCCCATCTTTTAATGGTTTCCTTAACCTGAGACTTAATCATACCAGCAGTACCATAATCTAATGGTTCAAATAATGACTTCTGGAGATTAGATCCTAGTTGGGGTTGGAATAGACGCTCACCTTTCCTAGTAAGAAGCAGGTTCTTGATTGATTGAGTAATCGCAGCCTTATCCTTCACCGTGATTACATCATCGGTTACAGGATGCTTCTTAAATGTAACGCTTAAATCTTTAAACGTTTGGAACGTGGGCATTTAGACACAGCAAAGCTATTTCTATTTATCCACTGTAACTGAATAGAATGTATATTTCAAAAATAATTCCTCGCCCTTGTGGATGGGCTTAATTGTCTTTACGAAGTATTTGTCATCTTCTAACCACTTCATACAGTTAGGATCCTCTGAGTGGTTTATGAACCCACCCAGAGGTGTTCTATAGATCACTTCGTCCACAATAAGATGAGACATACCCAATACCATACCAGCAGGTATATCCTCTCGTGCGAATATACCTTGTCCTGCTATTGGACTATCTTTGATATGGAGTCTACTGGGTAATGCTTGATACATGATCGGCGTTTTCGGTGCTCGGAGCGTGCGTCAATCTAAAGGTGCGTGACACTTTGGACAGAAATCTTTCTTCTGTGCCATGAACTGTTGATAGATATCCTCACACATCTCATGAGCAGAGTGTCTAGGAACCATCACCTTGTAGATAAGACCCTCCCTTGCGGAAAGAGTCTCTAACATACTGCCCACTTCTTTCCAGAGGGCCTCGTTGTCCAAGTTATCGTAACTCAATTTCCTTGTCCTCTATACTTCTTTCTCGCAGAGTTACGCGAGGTGGCACTCAACTTCGTGTGTTGGCTACGCCCCTGTCGCGTTTTCTTCGGTTGGGCAGCAACATAACTGCTAGATCCCCACACTCCAGATTTTGCTTTTGCCATAATTCAAAAATAATGTATGTATATTGTAAATGATTCGGTAAGACTTGTCAAGACCCGACAACCACATCTTCAGATCCTACTGAAATTTTGTGAGTACCACTCACATCACCTACAGCAAGACACTTCTTTCCTTCCCACTCTACCTTACTAGAATAGGTTGCCGAGAATTCTGTAGTTGGACATGGAACACAACTAGGACCAGCAGGTAATGTATGAGCAGTAAATATATCTCCTTCCAATGACACCTTCTTACCATTAACTTCAATCTTATTAGACTTCACAGTACCTGCAAGCTTTGAATTGGCATCACATAAGTGATTGTTTTCAATAGTATCGTTAACTCGTGCTACAGATGGCATTAGACTGAACTCGCTGTTTTTACTAGATCTTTCTTAAGACCTTCTACGTTATTATGTAGGTAGTCCAGTGTATCTGAGAGGGACTCGTATTCACTCTGCTGAGGACGACGGTATATCAACGATGGCTGCTCTAGCTGGGATATTCGCTGGTCCAGGTTTTGCAATCTCTCTGACAGCATCAGGAGTGCTTGCTCCAATTTTTTCTGATTCGCTAGTAACTCTTCCATTATTTTGATCTCCACGTAAAAATGCCTCTGCTGCTCGTGATTCAAACGAGTCGCAGAAGCTGTCAAAGTTGTTGATTACATCATCAATGTTTTTAAACTGTTCCACCGTAACCCTCATCTAGATTTATATCACCAGCAGATGCTGTATCTTGGCAACAGTGTGCCTCATGATGATGCTCCTCTTGCCTATGCATATGTTCTAATACATGGTCGAGTTTACTTTCAATGTTATGAAGTACATCTACCATCTCACGATGTGGGTCATATCCTTCAGGTGGATGGAGATCTCCTCCATATCCTGCTGGTGGTGACACGGGCGTTCCTGGAATATTTCCAATTACTTCCTGAATAAGGCCAGGTTGTGAGGTTACCTCTGTACCAGGCACAGGGTTAGCAGCATCCCTTATGTCTGCATGGAGTCTTTCTGTCCTCTGAATCTCTTCGTTAGTCATATTCTTTTCTATATCCTCTTTGGTTTTTATTATATCAGGTATATCATCTGCTGTAAAGCTATGATCGACTTTTTCGGTCATTTTTTTCCTGGAAAATTTTTTTGGATTTGAGGTTTTTGAAAAACCAATTTCAAATTATATTTATCGCTCGACTGGATACTTTTGTAGGTTAGGGGAGTCTTCGTTTTTTGAAATCGCTTGGCGACCCCTAAGTAACAAAAAAGGGGGCAAATACTGCCCCCTAACTGTTAATAACTCATGCAGTGACTAATTCACATCTAAACCCACATTCTGTGTAATAGTTTAACATTTCCT